ACAAGCGAAGGAGCCTGTGCAATGACCGGATAACAGTTAATTCCCTGCTGCGCTGAAACAGGAAGCGACTCGCTCCTGTAAAAGCCATTGGCAATGGGAAGCTCAACGATCACGGGGCTGTTCCATCATAGTAGTTATACCCAAGAGGCCAGTAATTGCCTGAGCCAACCGGGAGTGTTTCGGGGTATTTAGTATTGCGGAATGAGTTGCCAAGAATTCTCAGGACGTTCAACCCCTCTTTGGCTTCTATTGCAAGCTCTGGCGATACAACGCCGCCATATTGAGGCGAAATCTTTACCGCCATAACGGCAACTAGCGGATCAATAGCCCCTGCCGGAACGGTCAGGTTATCGCTTGCAGAAGAAACCGCCGTATAGCCAAGCGTGACGCCAATGGAATCAAGCATAGCCATGTAGTTATTCAGCGCGGTAATAAAATCCGCTATGTCATCAGCTTCCAATGAAGCCTCTGAGCCTGCAACTACAATCTTGAAAAGTGAAGCATCAGCTAATTGCTGAACCGTCGTTGTCATCTTTCACCTTTGGCGGACGCCCTCGGCGCTTTGGCTCGATTTGGTCAATAACCGGAACGGAATCTTTTGGCTTCCATCCAAGCTCCAAAGCATAGGAAGCACTTAACTCGTTAACGAAAACTTCCCGGCCATCAGGTTTGATAAAAATCATGGTGTTCCTTTGGAAAAGCAGGGGGGGCAATAGCGCCCCCCTACCATTACAACGATCAACCGTACGCCAAGCCACCTTTGAACGGGTCCATCAACCCGAATGCAGGCAGAATGTCGAAGCGGATGTACTGCTTGTTTTTGATACCGTCAGAGAACTTGGTCACACGGATCGAGATGCCGTCTTTAGTGGTAAAGACAGTATCCCAAGTGCTCAACTTCGGCAGTTTCACAGTTGCCAGAGTAGCGGCCTGTTTGTGGAAAAACAGGTTAGGCGCAACAGTGGCAGCGGTAGAGCCGAGGATGTTCACGACATCACCAGAAGTCAGAGCAGAATCAACAGTGTTGTAAGCACCGCCAGACTCGTAGATAGCCGGGCCAGTTACAACCACGTTACCTGCACCAGACGAGTTCAGCGTAACGTCAGCAGTTACAACAGCACGGAACTTGATCTGGGCACCAGTTGCATCAACCATCGGCTGCCGGGTAGACAGATTCAGGCGATAGCGACCAGTAACCTCGATAACCTCACCTGCCTTAATCACGCCGCCAGCCGAAAGGTTAGCCAAGGCCCAAGTCTGGGTCATGGAGTCTTTCACAGAGGCGTAAGTGGCCGTAGGCGTAGCAGACAACGTACCAGCACGGTCAGAGCATGCGCCATTGGTGAAGGTAGACAGGGAATTGGCGGTCAAAGCCTTCAACCCAGCAAAATTGCCAGGAATCTGTGCATCTTTCCACGATTCACCAGTCAAAGTCTGGTTCAGCATGGCATTCTGCAAGCCTGCCATTTTCATCTGGGTGAAGGGATTCATGATGTAGAACCAATCTTCATCCATCGGCGTGCCCTGGGCATTCAGGAACGCGCCAGCAGTAGCAACGCCTTCCCAAGTGGTTACAGCAGTGCCAGGAGTTCCCACGCAAAGGCCAAGGTTCTTGCGAAGCCATGCAGCGTAGGTGGTTTCAAGAGTGACAGCGGCACGAGTGGCCAGAGGAGCAAGCAGTTCTTCCAACTGGTCAGCCTGCAATGCTTCCTCGTAGTTGCTCCAACTTGCATAGGTCGTGATGTAGTTCTGAACGGTACAAGCAGCGCGGCCAACAGTAATGTCGGTCGCGGTAGAGCTGGTCAGGTCACCATCCGAAGTGGAAATCGCCGCGTAGTCAGTCGGACGCTTGACATAGATGGTTGCACCATACTGCGGGGTAAAACCGTTCTCGCCCATGAACAGGCGAGTATCGGTAGCTTTGGAAATTACGCGCTGATTTTCAAATTCGGAAAGGAAAATCCGCGCAACTTTGGTTGATACGTTACTGGAAAAACTATTAGCCATTGTGGCACCTCATTACTCATAAGTTGCCCCCGGGGGCCCGTAATCTGCCGACAGTGCGGCGCTTCTTACGCTTGTCACAGGCTCAGGAGCGGTTGATATCTTGGGTTTGAGGGTTGCCGCTTTCTGCTTAATCGTCGTCATGATCTGGACAGCCGCTTGCATGGGAGGAAGTCTTGCCAGTCGGTCAAGTTCCTGGATGTTCTGACCAAGGTACTTTGTAATCAAAGGCCCCTGCTCATCATCCAAAATCATCTGGACCAAATTGTCGTCAATGCCAAACTTGCTGACAATGCCGCCTACCTGTGCCAGTTCTTCCGGCTTCATTCCTAGCTGAACTGCGCGCTTGCTGTACTCATCAACAGACTTCGTTAAAGCCTCTTGCTGCAACCGATTGCGTTCTGCCTCTACAGCCTGCAATTGAGACTGGTTAAGCCTCTGTTGCAAGTCCCATTCGGCAGCACGCCGGACAGCCTCATCACGCTGCTTTATGCTGGCCTGATAGCCCTGTTCATCCAGGGTAAGAGGGTCAACCAAAGGCGGCACAACAGGGCGCTCCTGCCGATTCTGCTGCTGTTCCAAATCCCTGAGCCGTTGCTGCAACGCTTTGGCTTCTCGTTCTGCCTCACGCCGCTTAAACGCATGTTCAGCGATTTGTTTTCGCACTTCTTCATCGGCATCCGGCACTGGTTCCGCGGCCGGTTCCGTGGTTGTTGGCGACTCAACCTGTTCTGAAGGTTCGACTACAGGAGCATCCGCAATAGCGGTATCAATAGCCAAATCGTCGTTTTCTGCCATACAGCCTCCCAAGGCATCGAGTTAAAGGGTTCGTCCCATCTGCTTACGCAGTGACACAAGCAATTTACAACTGTTTTGACACAAGCACAAGTAAGTGCCCACTAACCAGCACTAACTTACACCTTCTATCGTGATTGCCCGGCTATCCGTCTGGGCATAGGGGTTAGCGTTCGTCGTGATCGTGCATGTAAGGGTCTTGGGGGAGGCCAGCGTAACCCCAGAAACCGACACCCATACCCTCGTCGTGTCGTTCCTTGAGCTGGCCACAGTCAACCCCGATGCAGCAGTAACCGAATAACTGGCGATATTCAGGCCGTTGAGCCATTGCGACCAGTCGAAGCAATAGGTCAATGTGCTTGACGTTTTTTGCAGGTAATTCCTGCCCTCAACCCACTGCATTAATCACCTCTATCACTCGGTCTTCGTATGGAATTTCGATGTAAACCATGTCATTGCCTCATGTGGGGCGGAATACTCAGCTTCTGGCCCTTATCCAAGTTATCAAGATGCTTGCCTACTGCCGTAATACTCTCAACCTTGGCTTTTGCACCACGCTCCTGCATCTGGGACTCCACGTTTAGGCGCTCTGTCTGCGCTCTGAAGCCGTCAATTGCATTGTCTGCCGTGTTTTTCTGCTGGGTCAGGCCCAATTTTTGAGCCTCAAGCTGCAATTTGAGCTGGTCGTTCTTGGCTCGCTCCAAATCGGCCTGCCCTTTGAGCATTTCGGCCTGTGCCAGCACCATGGCTGGATCTTGCTGCTGCTGGTTCTGCTGCTTCTGCTGGGCCAACTGCTGCTTTTCTTCCTTCGTCAACTGAGACTCTGGAATCATGCCTGCTTGAACCATCTGGGCGCGCTTGCGTTCGGCCAACTGGTCAGAAACAGGGGTAGCCAGGTTCTTCAGGAACAAGTCGCCGCCAATCTGGAACAGGCCCTGATCCACCTTCGCCAGCTCCAACATAATCTTGGTGGTTTCTTCCTGCTGGCTTCGGAACGATGGGGCGGCCTTGCAGATAACGTCGTATGTCCCTTTGGACAGGTCATTCATCACAATGACGCGACCAGTCTGCATGTCGATAAACTCATCATTGAGGGTCTTAACCTCGGATTGGCCATCGTCATACATCAGCCGCTTTTGTCGGCGAGTGTCGTAAACCTTGGGGATTGCAGGCACCGCAATGCGGCCAGTTTGCCCAATTGCGCGCTCCATCGACCGGAAGAACTTGATGGTCCCGTTATCGCTTTTCGCCTGAATCTGCTCAATTGCCACGCCTGACTGCAAACCAGGGTTGTCACCCATGCTGGCCGCAAATCTGCCACCTACTTGGCCAATTACCTGCCGCATCGACTCAGTAATAACGCGCAGCCCCTCATTGATCTTGGCCCCACCTTGCTGCTGCGGAGGGCCAGGCACATCGGGATCATTCGTGTAGAACTGCACCGGATCAGCGTTAGTGTTCATCGTAGACAGCTTGGCGTGATGCCCTTCTGCCTGCTTTGTAGTCATCCAGTATTTAGGCCGAGGGGCAAGCGCACCTTCTTCAATCTCGCGGGACAGCGAATAATTCAGAATTCGCTGCGGGTCCATCATGCGCATGACGTGGCCGTAGTAAATCGTCTTGTCTTCAAACAGGGTGAAATTGATGTACAGCGGCACAACCGGCAGCATGTTGAAAGCGGTTTCTTCCGCCTCTTGCAGCCACGCCGATCCATCAAACATCCTTGAGCATGC